ACCATATAAAATAGTCTAGCTACTTCTTTATCAGTCATCACTTATCTCCTCGCTTGAATCTCTATAACGTAGCTTAGGAGTATCATACTTACATCTTTCACTGCAGTACCATATGTATCCTTTACTAGCTACTCCACAAAATACATCGTAGGCACGATGATCACCATTGCTAAGGGGTTCAAAAGCCATATGAGTAGCGCTACACCTGTTCATGAAACCACGGACAGTTCGTAGGTTTCCATAACTTGATTTGTTTGAGAAGAAGCAACGCTGTGAGCCTGTTCTTCACTTTCTGCAGTAAAGTAAAGTACTTTACCTATTCTTGTATCTACTACACAATCAAAGCCTATACTTGCAAGAGCGCGAGAGGTTGCCATGCCTGCATTGTCAAGAATTCCAGGATGTAAGTTTATAATAGCACAGTACTTTTTCATAGCCCTAAGCTCCACATCCATACAGGTATAACCACAAAGTGTAGTGCTACGCATAAAAATATCATTAACTTAACAGTTAACATATTATTATTTTTGTTAGTCATTTATCAGTCTTTCTATAGCATTAACATATCCAGGCATAGAGTGATCACTTATAGAGTCAAAACGTCCGGCAGCTAGTCCAAGACCTATGCCACGTATACGATCCCATGCTCTTGATAATCCTCGTATGCTACGTTGCTTACCGCAAGAACTTATATACTGCTCATTTCCATCATGACGATAACCCATTATCCATAAAGGTACGCGTGTTACAACGTCGTTATTATTAACCCAACGACTATGTGTAACACTCAAAGAACAACAAAAAGCTGCATTGCCTACGCGAGGAGAGCCATAAGTATAAAGTTCTTTTACCTCTGGTAACATTATATCATCTTGACAACGAGATGCCAAGATTGTTGCCATTGCGGCTCCTAGTGAATGTCCACAAAACCATACTCTACGGTTGCCTGCTGCTTTCAAATGTGGTAATATCAAAGAATATAAATCATCACACTCTTGTTTAAAACCTCGGTGTACTCGACCTACTGTTTCTGCCGCAGTCATAGCTGCTTTAAGATCAGCACTAACATCGTTCCATTCGCCTGGCTCTGTTCCACGACACGCAATTACTAAATCATGTTTGCTTGAAAAGCAATAGGCTTGTGCACCGTCACGATCTAAAAAAGTTATATCGTTAAAACCTAACTGTTGGCCTCTTCTACGGGCAGGGGTTTCATCTCTGTAAGAAGTGTTTGATAGTCTTGCAAATAACAAACTCTTTTCTAAGAAGGATAATTCTTCAATCATAGTAAGACTCCTTTACAAAATTAATTGTATATAGCATAAAGTTATCATAGTATTTGTACTATGTCCAACTCTTTTAACGAAAATTCAAAAAATTACTGGGGGAACGCGTGCGGGTGTGCGCAGCGCACGCATAGGTTGTAATGTGCCAAAACCGCCCTACCATAGGTTGCAAAAATAAGAAAACTACAGTTTTTTTTAAAAACGGCAGTTTTTCCGGCCCTATACGGGCCGATATGGTTTTGCGATACCGGCGGCGGCTGCCTTGCAATATTTTGCCCAATATGCGCGGCGGCTTTCTATTTCGGCGCGGGCTTCGCTATAGGGTGCATAGGCGCGAAAAACTACGTTTGCAGTTCCTTGCACCTTATTGCAAACATCGCACAAGCGCACAAAATTTTCTAAAACCATTGCGCCGCCATTGGCTTCTGAAACTAAATGACCCGCTTCGCGAGCATCCCAAGTGCCGCAAGCTGCGCAGCAGTTAAAACGCGCGAAAACTTCGTTGCGGATTTTTGCGGGGATTCTTGATTTTTTAGCCATCTGATTTTCTCCTATCTATAATAAGAATATACATACCGCGGCGGATAAATACAAGAGAAAAAAGGACTTTTTTTAAAAAAAATTTGTTTTGCTTTAAAATCAATAGGTTAGCAGATTTTTACAAAAAAAGCTGGATACGGGCTTGAAACCCGCGAAAATATGCTTATATTAATATTATGACATTTACGAAAGGATTTAAAATGTTTGGATATATTGTTCGCGAAACCGAAAAAGCTGTTGCCTTTGTTCAAGAGGGCAAATTTGCGGGCGTCGAAGTCAAGGCGCTATGGGTTCCACGGTCTAAAATCAATTCTATGGTTGAGCGCGATAGCTATTCGCCAAGCATCCAGCTTGCCGGTGAAAAAATCCGCCGCTTTGGAATTCCAACGGATCTTGAAATTGATCCAGCATTTTTAGAAAAGATTGGGGTTTAATATGAAAATCGCAAAGCGTAAACCCCAAACACCGCAGCCCGTAAAAAGGGCTGACGGTTCATGGTTTGTTCCATCTCGCCGTTGTTCGTCAACAATCAACAATAAAATTTCTAGCAGCTTCAAAGGGGTTAAAAAATGACCGATCTAGATATTATAAAGTATCACCTGGCTACAAAAGAGTTTTGGTTAGGTATAGTTGTAACTCTACTAGGTACGCTTGCAATATGGGTAGCAGTACAACTTGCAGCTGAGTTCTTGTAAAAAGCGTGCAAAATCAATAGCTTAGCGGCAGGGCCGCCCCGCCCGCTAAGTAGTTGATTTTAAACAGTTTTTTTAGGGTTGCAAAGCAATTAAAACTATGCGATAAACTTATATAAGATAACAAAGGAGAAAATCTTATGACTACATTTTACACCGCTGGAAAAGTTTGGCACAATAAAAAATTTCAAAATCTGCGTGATGATCTAGGATACGCTGTAAAAGCTCGCTGGATTGACCTAGAAAATGACAGTGATTTTGTGCAAAATCAAAAAGATCAGCTCTGGAATTTGTGCTATGAAGATGTTCGGGATAGTGATTTCTTGCTGCTATATTGTGAAGATTTTAACGAAGAACAGCGCGGAGCGTTGGTTGAAATTGGAATGGCTTATGGTTGTGGCAAACCAGTGTATGCGATAGGTAAGTGTGCAAGCATTGCTCCTAATTCAATCTCTGATGTTGCTTTCACCCATTTTAAAAACTGGACATGGTTAGAAACCACTGATCTAGTAGAAGGTGCGGATCAAGCTATTGCTATGCACGAAGGAAAGCAAAAGGCCCAGCGCCTTGTGAGTATGTTTAAAGATTTTAGAACTGTTGGAACAGTACAATCGGAGGTTGCATAAATGCCTTATATTCCCGTAGAAGATCGTTCACGCGTTGATGAAGCTGTAATGGATCAAGGGTGCCAATGGGTACCCAACAACGCCGGAGAACTAAACTGGCTAGTATCTAGCTTTATAAATAATTTTTTAGAGGTGCATGGTGTACGTTATGCGTATCTAAATGAAATGATGGGCGCGCTAGAGTGTTGCAAATTAGAACTCTATAGAAAAGTAGGGGCGCCTTATGAGGAAATAAAAGAAGCTGAAAATGGTAAAGCATATTCAGTTGAAATGCAAGGGGCAGATTACTAACGCCCAGCGCCTAATAACCCTTTAATATCAAAGGGTTAGAGGGCGCGGCCCCCCGCGCGCTAAGTGCTTGATTTTAAACACTTTTTTAGTGCTTGACGCTAACAGAATAAAAGCGTATGGTTTCTTATAGTCAATTAAAAGGAGTACTCATGGCTACTAAAACTTTAAATTATACTACCGCACAAGTTGATCAAATTATCAGCATGTACAAGCAATCAGGTAACGAATCTCTTCCAGAGATTGCTGCAGCTGTCGGTAAGTCAGTGCGTTCTGTACGTTCTAAACTAGTACGCGAAGGCGTATACTCGGCTACCCCTAAGCCAAAACGGTCTTCAATTGATAAAGGACCTACTAAAAAAGAACTACTTAATGAGCTCGAGCAGGTGTGTGGTTTTGATGTCACACCTCTGTCTGGTGCCACTAAAGAGGGGTTGCTTTCGCTAATCTCTTTTGCTAAAAAAATGGGAGAAGCTTAGGCTTCCCCACCACCCTTTTAGGAGATATTTATGTCTGTAAAAACTGCTATATGTTACGATGAGTGCGGCACGGAAGTTTCTATCCAAGTCGAAGGGCATCACCAGATACCCGAAGAATGGCGGTTCTGTTACTGGCAAGAGTTCAGCGATCGGGAGCTTGCTGAGTGGAGGCTAGAGCAGGAGCAAGACTGGCCCTAGCCTCCAAAAAAACCCTTTAATATCAAAGGGTTAGCCGCACCGCCAAAAAAGTGTGTAATATCAAGGGGTTAGCAGGGGGGTCGCCCCGCTCGCTAAGTTATTGATTTTAAAGGGTTTTTTAATTCAAATAAAATGCTAAGTCATTGAAAACAAACGATTCTTTTATATTGACTTGAGCTGATTTATTCTTTATAAGTTATATACAAGGAGAATTTACTAATGATTAAAAATATTTCTATCTTTGATTTAGACGGAACCTGTGTTGATAGCTCGCATCGGCAAGCTACTCTTTCAGATGGTACGCTAAACTTGGCGGCTTGGTTTGCCAACGCTACGCCTGAAAAGATAGCTCAAGATAAGCTGCTTCCTTTAGCTAAGGAAATCAGCAACCGTAAAGATAAGGGTGACTATGTTATAATCTGCACTGCTAGAAATATGTCTAGCGCAGATTATGAATTCTTAAAAAAGAATAATATGGTTGCTCACAAGATTATTTCTCGCCCTGTGGGAAATATGGAAGCAGACGGATCACTTAAGGCGAAACAGCTTTCATCCTTTTTAAGCCTCCGCCAGTTTAAAAGAGCTTCAAAAGTGATGTTTGATGACGCGCAAAGTGTCCGTTCTGCTATCCGAAAAATTGGTATTGCGGTACTAGATCCCGCAAAACTCAACTAGAGGTTGTTATGGAATATACTCACGAATTAATGTTAGAATGTCACGAAAAACGCATGGGAGGAAATATGCGACACTTAATGATAACACGGCCAGATGGTGGCATCTGTGATTGCTACGGAGAGATCGAAGAGAATAGCAATTTTGAAGTCGTATGCTACGACGAAGAAAATGATGGAATTTGGGCGACGGGAAACCATGACACCAATGAACCATTTAAAGATTGGCAAGAAGCTGTTAAATGGCTATGCGAAAACCTTGACTCACGGATTGAACAGCTAACCGCTGTTTAATCCTTTAAAAACAAGCACTTACGGGCAAGGGCGCCCCGGCGGCTAAGTCATTGATTTTAAACGATTTTTAAATTGAAAAAAAATGCTAAGTCCTTGTTTTTAAACGATTCTTTTCTCTTGCATTCTGCTTATTTTAAAGCTATAAATATTATATTAACCCTCAAACAAAAGGAGGCCAATTATGGCTACATCTAAAACTGCAAATTACACCACCGCTCAAGTCGAGCAAATCGTTTCTATGTATGCTGATCTCGGAAACGAAGGTCTGCAAGATATCTCTGACGCCGTGGGCAAATCTGTCCGGTCAGTTCGTTCGAAACTCGTGCGTGAGGGTGTTTATGTCGCCACCCCTAAAGCCGCTGCACCTAAGCGGGATCAAGGCCCAACCAAAAAAGAGCTGTTAAATCAGCTTGAAGAAATGGTTGGTTTTGATGTTACTCCACTTTCGGGGTCAACCAAAGAAGGTTTGCAATCTCTGATTGCATTCGCCTCTAAGGTGGCATAAACCAGAGGGGGCAAGGTTGCAGCCTTGCCCCTTTTTACTTGACACTGAAAAAAGTGTTTGAAAACAAACACTTACGGGGCGGGGCCCCCCGCGAGCTAAGTCATTGAAAACAAACGGTTTTTTAGTTAGCAGAAAAAGGCTAAGTCCTTGTTTTTAAACGATTCTTTTTATTTGACAGCTGAATGTTTTTGCTTTACACCTATAAGGGTAAAGCATACAGGAGAATTTACAAATGCCTTTCAAACCTACTCTTTTCGTTGTGACCGACATTGAAACCACCATGCGTAAGCGTATTGCTTTTGATGTTGCTTGGCGCATTGTTGACCGAAAAGGTCGGGAATACGGTTCTGGCTCTTATGTTATTCGTGAAGCCTTCAAGCTTGATCTGCCTTTCTTCGCTGAAAAAATGGGTCATTATTTTGATGATGCTTATAGCCACAAAATTGTGCCTGCCTCTATTGATGACGTTCGCGCAGAATACAACGCGCAAATTAATGCGCTTGCTGCTGCTGGTCATAAAGTCATTTTATGCGCTTATAATGCGCGTTTTGATTTTACGCATCTGCCGCGCACTTTGCAAGTTTTGCATAATGACGACTCTGCGCGTTGGTTAGATAATGCTTTTCCGCTGCTCGATATTTGGGATTTCTGGGGTCAAAGCGTTCCTCTTAATTATCGCGCCAACCCTTCAAAGTCTGGCAAATACTTTTCAACGTCTGCGGAAAGCGCCTACCGTTGGGAATTCATGCAAGAAGATTTTGAAGAAAGACATATTGCGTGGCATGATTGCTTGATTGAAAGCGACATTTTGCTTAAAGCATTGCATCGCAAAAAGCCTATGCCTATAGTCTCCAAGCCTTCGGAATTTTCGGGATCAGTCTGGAGAGATATCAATCTGAGACTAGGCGTTGACGGTTCTCAGGCTCTTGCGGCATAATTAAACTGGGGCTTGCAAAACGCAAGCCCCCCACAACCCGAGGTTGAAAAAATGGCTAAAATTAAACTTGCGCTTCCTTATATACTAAAGGCTTATATCGTTTACTCTGTTATATCCGAAACGGTAGTTTTAAGCGGGCTTATATACTTAATTTTCTTTTAATATCAAGGGGTTAGGCGGCGGGGCCCCCAACCTGCTAAACTACTGAAAACAAACACTTTTTTTACTATTGAAGATATATTTTAAAACTGATACTAATAATTAAAGGAGAAAACATGGCTAGAAGAGTTGAATGGAAAGCTATCGGCAAATGTAAAGTTTGTGGCATAAATTTATATGCTGAGAGAGATAATAAACCTCATAAGATTGCTATGCCTTGCAATCTAGGAGGTTGCCCTTATGAAACACCAGAACAGCAGCAAAGCGCTGATGAATTTTGGAGATCACTACCACCAGCAGGAAAAGGAGTAACTTATTATGAATAAACATTCAAACACATATAAAGAATGGTTTGCAGAAATCGATCGGATCTTAGAACGTTCTATAGGCTTAGGACAAGACTGCCTAGCAGACTGGCTAAGTCGAGATGCGTATAATGATGGGCTTAGTGCAGAGGAAGGCGCAGCTATTTGCCTAGAAGCTCAAGATTTAATGAATGATGATGAGATATCAGAATTATTGAGTTAAATCAGGGGCTTAGGCCCCGACGCGCCCGGGCTCCTAACTTATTGATTTCATTGATCTTTTTCTCTCTTGACACAACTTAAAATTGAATTAGGCGCCCTTAGCGCCGCCTATAGTAGTAGTTCAACTACCCGAGTGCAAGTAGAAAAACAATTTATAATGTACTCAAAGCTAAGTCTACTTTAACTTTAGCACCAGGCCAAGTAGTAGTTCAACTATCAAATTTCGTGGGCCCTAGTAGGCATTCGAAGTAATTATTTAATAGCCTAGCGCCACTATTATAGTGGAAAAACTATAGCGTTGTCAAGCGCAAATTAGCCGTGGCCGCTCATCAAAGTCAAGTCACATAAAAAAATAGAGAGCAGCATAGAAGTAGATTGTTCATGTTTCTTCTTGCTTACTTGCTGTTTTTATCGTATATTGATTATGTTGATGAGGGAAATGAGCGCCTCGAACCAGCTCAGAAGCCAATTATATAGAAAGAGGTTCAAATATGGCTAATACTACAGTAAACTACACAGACGCACAAGTAGAAATGATCGTTGAAATGTACAACGGGCTCGGCAATGACGGTCTTGATGAGATCGCAGCTGCTGTTAGCAAGTCAGTACGGTCGGTACGGTCAAAGTTGGTGCGTGAAGGTGTTTATGTTGCTACACCTAAAGCCAAGGTAGCTCCAAAAGATATGGGTCCTTCGAAGAAGGAACTATTGAATGACTTGGAGCAAATTGTAGGCTTTGATGTCACCGGCTTCACCGGTGCTACTAAGCCTGCGCTGGCTACGCTTATTGAAAAGCTGCAAGCTGCTTAAGCGTTACGCAACATGAACACACAGGGGGCCTTCGGGCCCCCTTATCTTTTAATGGCTAAAAAAGGAACAATCATGCAAGGTTTGATCGAATCTGATAATTATATTAAATGTAATCACTGCAATTATGCTCATACTTATGGTCAACGTCTAGATACAGGTTATGACGTTGTGTGTCCTAACTGTGAGTCTGATGCGTCTACTGAAGATCTAGAAGATGAAGAAAAGTACTATTGGTGGAGTGTTGGTATATATTCAACAGGCGAGAACTACGGAGGCCCCGAAGAGGGCGGTTGGTGGTACACGGCTGGAGATTTAGAACATCATGATAAAGTTCGTAGCTTTTATTCACTAAAACAAGCTCAAGAATACGCTGTAGAACTACGTAAATGGATAACAGAGCATAATAGTGGTCAAGATTATGCAATAAAAGGTTTTACAGAACAGTTTCCTGATGCTGGATTCCCTAAAGTAAGACCACGTTACTGCTAAAAACGAGAAAAGGAGCCCTTTTGAGGCTCCTTTTTTTATTTAATATTAAAAACTAGTAAAAATCGGTAAAAAAGCTTGCGCTTCACGAAAAATACCAGAAAAATTGAAATAATACTTGCTTGGCAAAATAATTGAATAATTCTAGTTAAAAATCAACGTCTTTCTCTGGTAGTATTAAAA